TTTAACATTTGAGGCAAGTAAACTAACTCTAAGAGATGTATCTTCAAGATGGAGAGTCATTGCGGTTGATCATGATACAGAGACTCCAGAGGTAACCTTGATGTTAGGTTCTCACCAGAATATCTCAGTAAGTTCATTGATTAAAGGTCTCGTAAGTGAAAAACCTGCAGTTCAACGCTTACAAGTTCTATGCGATGTAGACCCAAGTGAATGGTCTAGTGAATTATACCAGTGGACCCTAGATTCTAAGAGTTTTCAACAACATGATTGGCTAAGTTGTTGGAAAGTCTATTGGCCGGGATTTGATGCGTGGTCTATAGGAGCAGTTCTTCTGAATGTTCTTGAAATACAAATGTCAATCCCCGAGTTTGTAAATTCGAACACGTGGAAAGAGAAGGGTCCTATGATTAAAAAGGTTCTAAGAGGACTCTGTCGTAGCCACCCTGCATATCGTATCGATACAGCAGAAGCACTCAATCTTCTGACAGAAGGGAAACATCCCTTGATTTCTTCCGGGTCATCTGGTAGCGCGTGGATACAGGATAAGAAGAAACATCGTCAGGCAATTTAAATCCACCCTCCTGTCTTGGATCAGACATTAGATAAAGAGCCTTTCCACGCGGAACACAGTAATAACCACAAAATTTAGTATATTGAAGGGGGTCTCTACGATGTTTATAAATGAAAAGAGCTCTGTCTGGCCTCAGTATAGGCCTGCCCGAGGCATCCTTTGTTGTAACATCCATGGCTCCAGGCTTATGGGACCAGTATCCATCGGAATCTTGTCTTAAAAAATGGTAATCACGTTTAGGGTCAACTATGAGTGCAATCTTGCTTGTAGAATTAGGGCATTTCTTATTAAATGACGTAGCTATTACGTCTGGATTATCGCCCCATAAACGCGATACCATTTCACTACACCCTTTTCCATGATTATCTGTAAAGTGACCATAACCAGAAGCATACCCAGGTTGATGAAATCCAACATTACAATTATCTGTGCTAGCACAATCCTTCATTAATTTCTTATCAATAGCATTCATAGCATATGAGAAACAGTTATGACTTTCCTTTAGAGGTGAATTCTTATTCCATGCTTCCAAGTTTCTGATGGGTTCCTTTCCAGTCATAGGACTCATCTTACAGGAACGTAGGGATCTCGTCCTCCTAGTTTTCTTTGGTCCATGTTTTTTACACCAAGGCTTCCCTTGTAGAGGAGTCAGTTGACAACCTTTCTCACACTGACAATGTGGACTCCTGGGAAGATCTTGAAATTCCGGAAGAGACTTGTCTCCCATCTACTTTATTTGATATATTAGTAATTTTACAAAGATTTTCTATTTCAGAATAGAGAGATGAAAGATCTCACCGAGACGCGTATATATTATATTAACTTGGATGTAAGAAAAGATCGTAGGGAAATGTTTGAATCTCAGGAAGCTCTTGCAACTATGCCACCGGTTGAACGTATTCCTGCAGTGCATGGACTTTCTGTAGACATTAAAAAGGATAAAAGGGTTGGTTTACAATCTAAGGTTCAAGTTATAACAGAATTTAGACGCTCCCATTATGAAATTCACAGCCGTGGTGCAATAGGAGCCTCTCTATCCCATTTGAAAGTATGGACAGAATTCTTAAAAACAGATTCCAAATACGCATTAATTATGGAAGATGATGCTAAACTTCCAACCGCGTTTTCTATGATGATTCATGATTGTGCAAAAGATTTACCTGAGAACTGGGATGTATGGATTCTTGGATGGAATCATACACCAGTAGATACTGGAAATCATAGAAGCCCCTTCAAGCGCATTCTACATTTTGTTGGCGCCCATTGCTATATAATAAACCGTAAGGCAGCAAAGCTATTTATAGATGAAGCCTTACCCATTGAAAGTCATGTAGAACATTATATGAATAATGTAGCATTTCTAAAGAATCTTATAATTATCAGAGATATCAGACTACATCTACCTCAAGTTGACCGTATCTTAAATATATCTGATGTAAGGAAACCTGAGGGATGTATAGCATGTAATGTAGATGATAAAGAAGATGCTATGGAAGCTAGGCGTGCTAACTTACAAGCGTAAAAATTGAACAAATATACTAAGCATTATTTTACACTAACAATGCCTAGTATATATCCCTACACATTTACATCAGATGGTCATGGACCCTGGTGGGGCATTCGATGCTCAACGCAATTCTATCAAGATATGGTGAGAGGACTTGATGATACTACACGATGCTTTGTCTATGTAACAAATATTCGCGGGGATACTTTGGCCATTGCAATCGAGGGACCCCATACTGAAAGAACAGATGATGATACTATATTTGCTCCTGAATGGGTATTTGAGCGTCTTGGTATTAGTCATGGCGAAGAGATAATTATGGACCCCATCTTAGAGCCCTTGCCCAGGGGTGAGACAGTTACAATAAGACCATTAACTGGAACAACGGTTGAAGGACCCATGTTCTTAGAGGGACTTACAGAAGCTCTAAGCCAACTAGGGGTTGTTCAAGAGGGTCTCTTATCTGCAATTGTAGACCATTCCATACCAGAGTTACATGAATTCATGATTGAGAGCTTAACTCCGCTGTCAGTTTGCTTAGCTGATGGGGAGTTAAGAGTTGAGCTTGAGAGGGCACTGGATAGACCTCCTACGCCAGAGCCTGAGCCAGAGCCTGAGCCAGAGCCTGAGCCAGAGGTAGAGCCTGAAGTAATTGAACTACCCGTGAATGGCAAATTTGTCCCTTTCACTGGAAAAGGATACAGGTTGGGTTAGGATAATTATAATGAGGTTATAAATTTGACTAATCATTATTTTTTATAAAAGCATACTATGAGTGTTGATTCTACTTCTAAAGTTTGGAGACTAGATTCCAGATATGATGATTCTGACCCTGGTGCCAAAATCCTCGTAACTGATATAATGAAAATTCTCGGAATTGCCACGTCTACCGTAAATTTACACCTTCCCATAAGGAAATATCCAAGAGATAACGGATATGTTCTCGGAATTAAATTGAAGGATACCTATGACGATGCCTTTGCAGATGAATCTGTCCCCCCTCCTCCTCCTGAGGAAGTATCTCTAAGTGAGTCCTTCTATGTTCTAAAGGAATCTGCTCGTATAGCAAATAACAAGGTAGCCGAACTGTATAAGAGTCTTGATGTGGGGCCTCCCAGGCCTCAGAAGAAGGAGGGATTTCCTGAATGGTTCAAGAGTTCTGTGTGGCGTAAGGTAAATGGACCTCTTAATGAAGTAGCATGTCCTGTATGCTCTTTGAACACAATTAGTTCTGAGTCATTTAGTGCTGGTCATATTATCCCTGAATCTAAGGGTGGTATGATGTGTATTGAAAACGTCATACCAATTTGTACAGATTGTAATTCCCAAATGGGCACCAGACATCTCTATTGGTTTGCCTGGCACTATTATGGGAAAGTGATGTGGTCAGTTTATTAAACGGAGTTTTAGACAAAATTATTAAGTTAGACTAGTAGTTCTAGATGTCTCGAATAAGTTTGTTCCGTCAGAAACAAATGTCATGGCAATTGTATTAGTTCCACTTATTGAAACAGCACCAGAGCTTTTAAAGGTCGATGAAAAACTTAAAGTTCCAGTGCCTCCAGTAATTATTAGATTGATAAGTACACCCGGTAAAAGTGTCGATGGAGATACATCTACCACAGTAGATACAGCAGTAGCTGGTAGTGTAAATTTAAAGACTCTCCCAGTGCTGAGATCAAGTGTTGCTCCTGCTCCAGTAAGAACCCCCACCGAAACAACCCTGGAAGATATTGCACCATTAGTCTTAACAGGGGGGCCCTGGTCAGTTAGACCACCTGTTGGGTCTACAGCATCCTTAAGGTAACCAGGGCGGTCAGTGCTGTAAACAGCAAAGACAGGGGAATTGGGGTCGATGAATCCAGATAACATAGACTGGTTATCGAAGACACCTACCATGAGAGTAGTGACACCAGGGTGAGCACTAGGATATAGCCTGCGACCATTCTCACGAAGAACACGACCAGCAGGGCAAGTAGTAGAAGTAGCTCCCACAACATTTGCAGATAGAACACCTACTGTATTATAAGTAGGAGGGGGGGAAGAGGTGCTATAAGTGAAAAAGTAGCTATTAAAAGGAGCGGTAGAAAGATAAGATTTCACTGGAACATCCTTTAGTTGACGGGACATATTATACTATAATAACATATTTAAAACGCGCCGTAGAATTTATAAAAAGATGGAAGTTTTACAAGGAGCAAAAGAGATTTCTAGAATAATTCAGGAAGCATTAAATTGGGGTGAAGGTGCTTTAATTGGACGCAATGGAACCATTGAATTAGAATGTATGATTTTTGATAATATGGAAAGACTACAAATTTTAGAAAACAACGCCGGTATTTTTCCATGTTCCAATACATCACTTGTCTCAAAATGGTGTTCTGAATCTATTCAAGCTACCGAGGAAGCAGATGTTTTGGCTACTGGCTGGTATAAGCCTTTGAAAGAGATTGAACAAGTTGCAATAAAAGAATGGAAATCTGAGGCAATACAAGTTCCCTTGAGGTCATTAGAACCATATTACGTAGAACCTGAGAATCAATGGACACATTTTTTATTTGGACAAAAGGTATCGGTTGTATCATGTTTTACTGATACAGCTTCCAAGCAGGTGACTAAGATTAAAGATATCTGGGGCCCTCTAGGAGTATTACCTGAAGATGTAGATTGGCAATGGGTTCAAACGGGGCATCCACCCTCTGTAGCAAATGGATCTAATGAATGGCCATCCCATATTCAAGATTCTTTGGAAGCAATTGAATATGTTGTATCAGAGGTTGTAAAACAGGGTTCACGTTTTGCCCTAATTGGCTGTGGTGGAATTGGAATGCCAATTGCACGTAAATTAATGGAGAGAGGGGTTATTGCAATTGTTTTGGGAGGAGCTATTCAAGTGCTCTTTGGAATTAAAGGTTCTAGATGGGAAAATCACAGCATAATTTCTAAATTTTGGAACGAACATTGGGTATGGCCTAGTCAAGAGGAAACTCCTAGAAAATCTAGTAAAGTGGAGGGAGGATGTTATTGGAAGTGTAAAAATTGATGTATGAGTACTTATTTATCTAAGTATTAATGGATCAATCTAAAAAGACGAAGGTCCCTAAGAATACCTTTATTCAAGCAGAGCCAAAGGCAGAAGAAAAGATAGAAGAAAAGCCTATCTGCGGGATTTGTATTGAGCCATATAATAAGATTGCAAATACAGAAGTAAAATGCTGTTTCTGTGATAAATCATCCTGTCGCCGTTGTATTCAAACCTTCCTGACATCAAGCACAAGTGATCCCCATTGTATGCATTGTTCAAAGGCCTGGGATCGTGATTTCATTGATGATAATTTGACAATGACTTATCGTATGGGTGATTATAAGAAACATCGCGAGAATATCTTACTCGATCGTGAAATCGCCTTAATGCCTACTACCCAGCATAGAGCTGAGCAAATTCGTGAGGCTGAGAGGCTACAGAAGGAAATTATTCCTCCCTTTGACAATCAACTAAAGGAACTATATGAAAAGCAAGATATACTTATGAAAGAGATTCAACGAATCTATAGACTACGCCATGATGCTACGTATCAAATTAGTCTCCTGCGTGATGGACGTGGAGAGAAGGCTAAATCTGAAGCTAGTTTTATACGGAAATGCCCTGACCCTGAATGCCGTGGATTCTTAAGTACTGCGTGGAAGTGTGGACTCTGTTCTAAATGGGCCTGCCCTGAATGCCATGAGTTAAAAGGTGAATCCCGTGATGCTGAGCATACCTGTGATCCAAATAATGTGGCTACTGCCAAACTCCTAGCAAAGGATAGTCGGCCCTGCCCTGGATGCGCTACCTTCATTACTAAGATTGAAGGCTGTGATCAGATGTGGTGCCCTCAATGCCACTGTGCATTTAGCTGGCGGAGTGGTAAAAAGGAAACAGGTGTGGTTCATAATCCACACTTTTATGAATGGCAAAGAAAGCAGAATGGTGGAGTAGCCCCAAGAGTTCAAGGTGATGTTCAATGTGGAGGGTTACCTGGTTCACATGATGTTCGTAGCAGGCTCATAGGCCTTGAGCCTGGTAAAGGTAGAGAAATCGACTATGTAATGGCCTTTCATCGCATTATTGTGCATACAGAGCAAGTAGATTTACCACAATTACACAATGTATTTAATCAATTGGATAATGAGGATGTTCGTATTAGATACTTGCTGGGGTATGTATCAGCTGAAGATATCAAGGTAGAGGTCCAGAAGAGGGAGAAGAAACGAGAGAAGGAGCGTTCAGTTAGAAGAGCTCTTGAAGTATTAGTTCAAGCTGGCACTGATCTTATCAGACGTATTATGGCTGAGAAAGACGTAGCGAACAAGAGGAAGATACTCGATGAAATTGATGCTTTGCGACTCTATATTAATGAATTGCTGGCGAAGATTCATGAGCGAACAAAGATGATTGTGAAACAATATAGTTCTAGTTGGAAGATATTGAATCCTTTCAGTGCTACAAGTAAAAAACTAGAAAAGGAAAGGCTTGAAATAAAGGCTAGAGAGGATGCTATAGAGGCTGAAAAAAATAAGGAAATAAATGCAGTCCTAGATACTCTAGGTTTACCTTAAAATAGGATATGTAAATCTTCCAGGAGTCAAGATTTCTATTAAGCTTTCAATCTGATTTCCATAAGCTTGGTCTGATGAAATTTCCTGCTTACAATAAGGTTGCCTGCATAAGGGGCAGAGAGATAATCTCCCATCTTTAAAAATTATTTTTGTATAACAAATTGCACATATTTCATGTTTGCACTTAGTTATTATTTTTCCTGTTAAATGAATATCTTCATCTTTTGAAGTTCCATCGCCATAACAAACACAACATTCGAACTTTACACTCATTCCCTCTATAATAAGAATTGTATTTTAAAATTTTTACATAGGTCTAAAAGAAAACTCTTATTTTAAAAGAGATGATTGTAATCCTCTATGATCCAGAATTAAATACTACCCATGAAATTGCTAAAAAAATAGAGTTAGGAATTGAAAATGAAAATAGATTGTGTGTTCTTATGGATTTAGCCGATGTAGAACTTAATACATTAATTTCTGCAAAAGCCATTGTTTTTGGGTGCCACGCAGGATTTCTACCAGGTGTTTCTCAAAGTATGACAAGATTTATGAATTATACAAAAACAGATATTTATGAGAATCAAGTTTTTAAAAATAAGTTTGCGGCAGGATTCACAACAAGGTTGGGTTATGATTCCACAGGGGTGATTGAAGATATATGTGCATTCTCAGCAAAACACAGTATGCTGTGGATACCCCAGGGTCATATTGCCGAGAATGAGGGAGCAGGTCACATTGAAATTAATAGAAATCGGTCCTATCTGGGATGTATTTCAAGCTGGAATGATATGACCCCCGTATTCTTTGGAAGACGTATCGC